ATTGTGAACGGCGTCGTCAAGGATTGGGATGGCAGCGCCGTGTTCTCTATGGTGCAGACAATCTCGCGCGATAGAAACCTAGAGCAGCGCCACAAGTTCGATATGATCGTGGTAGACGAAAGCCACCACGCAGCGGCAGATACATACCGCAAAGTCATCAATGCAGTCCGCGACGATAACCCAGACGCAGAGATCGTAGGCTTCACAGCCACGCCAAACCGTGGCGATGGCAAGGGTCTGCGCGACGTGTTCAATAACTGCGCGCACCAGATTGAAATCACGACTTTAATCCGCGAGGGCTTCCTCGTTAAGCCCAAGACATACGTGATAGACTTGGGCGTTTCCGGCGAACTGGAAAACGTATCACGGCGTGGCAACGACTTCGACATGGAAGAGGTCGAGGCAATCATGAATCGCCAAGTGATTAACCAGAGCGTCGTGGAAGAGTGGAAGGAAAAAGCCGGAGACCGTAAGACCGTTGTGTTCTGCAGCACCATCAATCACGCACGGGCTCTGAATGAGGTGTTCCTAGAGCACGACATTCACTCCGAGGTCGTGACTGGCGACACCCCTAAAGACGAGCGTGCACGCATACTGCATGAGCTGGCCCATGGGGCGGTGCAAGTGGTGGTAAACGTGGCAGTGCTCACAGAAGGCTTTGATGCCCCTCCTGTGTCCTGTGTGGTGCTCACACGGCCATGCTCACAAAAGGGCACAATGGTGCAGATGATTGGCCGTGGCCTGCGCACCGTAAACCCGGAAGAGTTCCCCGGCGTTGTAAAGACCGACTGCATCGTTATGGACTTTGGCACCAGCGTCCTGACGCACGGCTCCATCGATGAAGACGTGAACCTAGATGGGAAGCCAAAAAGAGAAGAGGAAATCGAAGCGCCAACAAAGGAATGCCCAGACTGCGAGTCTGAGTTGGCCATCAACGTCCGGGAGTGCCCGTTCTGCGGTTATGTTTTCCGTGGCCAAGAGAAAGAGGTGCTGGAAGAGTTTACGCTCACAGAATACGACTTGATGGCTATGTCGCCGTTCCGCTGGATTGATTTGTTCGGCAATGGCGCTCTCATGATGGCTCTTGGCTTCTCCGGCTTCGTGGGCGTGGCCAACACAGACAAAGTGTCCGTGGCGTTCGGCAAGAAAAACGAAAAGGGAAGTCGCGTTAGAATCCTGTCTGTAGGCGGCAAGGCACAGGCAACGGCAGCAGCAGATGATTTCCTGCGCGAGATCGAAGATGGCAACTCAGCAAAGAAAACCAAGCGGTGGTTAGATCAGAAAATGAGTGAAAAGCAGCGCAGCCTGCTGGCCGCTCAGGGCATCCACGTCAACTTCATGGATTTCTCGTGGACCAAATACAAAGCGTCATGCATGCTTGGCTACATGTGGAACAAGCGCAATATCGATAACTTTGTGGAACGCTACCTATGAGACCAGCGTGGCAGATCACAGATGACGGTCTTGAGGTGTGGGTCGGCAGTGAAAAAACTGCCACCATACCGTGCTCAGATCTTCCACATCTTTTGGCGGATTTAGCTGCGTCGTTGCGCTACAGGAAACAGGAGATCGGTAGTGATGGCAAGATTTGAAATGAGCCTTTTGATGGCTCTCATGGAATGCAACGAAATCACAACCATTGAGCACGAGATCATATGCTTCTGTAATGATTCTTCAGACCCAGAAGAAATACATGAAAAGGCCAACGAGATCATTAAGGAAATGATCAACGACCACGAGTCCGAGGATTCAGAAGTTTTGTTCGGGTCTGCCATCATAGAGCTGGATAATACAACGCTGTCTCTGCAGTTCATGAACAAGAACAAAGACAGGGATGAAATGTATAAGCTGATGGATCTGATCTTGGATACAGATGAGGAGACCATGCACTGATGGCAATCGCTGATGACCTAATAGCAAAACCAGCCATTGAAGAATTGGCCTTTATATTAGGCAAGTTCGGATGGGAAACGCGCTTTTGTGACCTGACAGAAGATCAGGTGCACATCCTAATATTCGCTCTGCAAGAGGCGAGAAAACTAACAGAAGAGGTGAGCTGTGCAAGACTCGAAGAAAAATACTATGTCGCAACAGGCACTTGGCCTCCTACTAGCATCCCATTCTAGGCAGGAAGACCCGGCAGTAAAGCTGATCGCTGAGGCTGTGGATAATGCAATCGTTGAGCAAAACGCTAAGCGTGAGCGTCGTGAATACCTTGGCGCCTCCAGTATTGGCGATGAATGCGCGCGCAAAATCCAGTATCGCTATCTCAACTACCCACAGGATGAGGGCAGTGAGTTCAGCGCGCAAACGCTGCGCATCTTTGAGTTCGGCCATGCCATCGAAGATTACGCCGCAAAGTGGATTCGTGACGCCGGGTTTGATCTGCGCACAGAGGACAGTATGGGCAAGCAGTTCGGCTTCTCTATCGCCAACGATGAGATCCGTGGCCACATAGATGGGGTAATCTGCGATGGGCCTGTAGCTATGGGCTACCCATGCCTGTGGGAAAACAAGTCAGCCAACGACAAAAAGTTCAACGCTTTTGTTCGTCATGGGGTGGCTAAGGCAAACCCGACATACGCGGCCCAGATTGCGCTGTATCAGGCATACATGGAGTTAACTGACAACCCCGCGCTCTTTACCGTTGTGAATAAAAACACCAGCGAGATTTACTACGAGTTGGTGCCGTTCGACGCGGCTCTTGCCCAAGCGTCAAGCGACAAGGCCGTAAATATATTGACTGCCTCTAAGGCGGGTGACATCCTACCCCGCATAGCACAAAATAGAGACTTTTTTCTCTGCAAGTTCTGCGAATACCGCGAATTGTGCTGGAAGGGAGAATAAAAAGGTCGGCGCTGTGGGGAGAGTATTTGACGCCGACCTTTCGTGGAGAGTAGTGATAGGGACAAGATAATGACATTCAAAGTGTATGACAACACAAGATATGGTTACAACAACCAAGATGTTGTTGCGGATATCACGAACAAAGTTCCGCGCCATGTGCAGATCGATGAGCTAAAGCGCGCCTACCCAAATGGCCGCGTTGTGCGCAACGAGTTCTATATTGGGTCACTCGCAGGAGAGGCTGGACAGTCGCTCAAAATCGATATCGATCCCATGAGCCCAAACTTCATGCGTGGCAAAGATTTCAACACGCATGAAGGCATCGGTGGCATTACCAAAATCCTCATGGCCGCATATGGATGGAACATCAAGCAAGTGGCAGAGCATTTCCAGACATACATTGCAGCCGACAGACCAGCGCCACCAATGAATCCAATCAACATCAACTTGGCACGGCAACCAGTTGAGAATGCTACACAAATAGAAACTGCACCGATAAGGCAAAAGAGAGTTATTGACGCGAACACGCCCCATGATGGAGAATATCTGTATCTGTCAGAGGATGGCGAAATTCTCGTTGCAGTCCGTCGCTACATCGAAAGGGACGAAACAGGTGAAATTGTTCTGGATGCTGAAGGAAACGCTAAGAAAGAGTTTCGGCAGTTTCCTCGTCTGCCAGAAACGCGCCCCCTCTACAATCTTCCTGACATTGCACAATCAGACCGAATCATTTGGGTCGAAGGGGAAAAATGCGCGGATGCACTGACCAAACTCGGATATACCGCCACCTGCACCATTGGCGGGGCCGGAATGCTTTCGGCAAATACAAAACACAAATTCGACTTTTCGCCGCTTCACGGTAAAGAACTCGTCATATGGCCCGACAACGATCAGGCGGGCATGAAGCTGGCAAAGCTGGTGCAAGAACTGGCTGTCAACGCGGGCGTAAAGTCCGTCACCATGCTGACGCCGCCACAAGGCAAGCCAAAGAAATGGGACGCAGCCGACGCTATCGATGAGGGCTTCGACATTGGCAGCTTTCTGAAGGCGCCAAACAATAAAGTCAAAAAGACCATATCGCTCAAAGACGGTAGCCTACTGGCAAAGAACCAATTTGCCGGGCCAGCACCCGTCCAAAATTTTCTGATAGGTGATACCATCCCGCTTGGCGTTCCCGTGGTCTTTGCAGCGGCAGGGGACAGCGGTAAGGGCATGATGACCCTAGACCTTGCCATGAAAGTCGCATCCGGCAAAGGAATGCAGAACTCTTTCGGCGGGCTTGTGTCACACCACGGAAGCGCAATCATCCTATCAGCCGAAGATGATCGCGGCGAACTGCACCGCCGAATCGAACGGCTAGATCCAATGCGGGAACGCGATGATTATCTCTATGATTTGTTCGTGATACCGCTCCCCAACGAGGGCGGCGTATTCCCAATCATGATGAAAGCCGACAATACCTACATGGTATCGCCAGATTTTGATCGTCTATACGAACAAATCCTAGAAATGGATGACCTCGCGCTCATCATCGTAGACCCTCTCGCGTCATTCGTGCACGCT